ATCTTGGTGATGCAGGAACGGGAAATGAAACAGCTAATGTAGCAACATAAATAACTTAAAATATTATGAAAGTATTAAAAAGAAAAGATAGTGATGACGCAATAGTCATTGCTGAAGAAGTAGAGGAAGTAACACCTCAACCAACAAAGATTAAAACAGTAGGCAAGAATGTTTACTATATAGATGAGTACGGTAAGGAACATTTGAGGATAGGTGGATGTAGTGCTGAATTAGAAACAGTTGATGTTACTGGGACTCCTGAAGAAGGAAAAGAATATATAGTTAAAGATGGTAAGTTAGAAGAAAAGTTAGAGGAAGTCAAAGAAAAAGTATAACTTGACAAGTGTAAAATAAATCAATAGAATATAAGTATAATATAATTGGCTGCGGAACGAGCAATTCTATACTAGATTTGCCCGTTTTTTATTATTAATAAATAGATATGAAAAAAAAGCAGTACATAAAGGGATTTGTACAAAAAATAGAAGGAGACATAGTTTCTGCCGTAGCCACAACTGATAGTGTCGATAGAGATAACGAAACTGTTAGCATTGATGGATGGGATTTAAAAAGTTTTAATGATAATCCTATTTTATTATGGGCGCATAGATCATCAGAACCACCTATTGGTAAAGTTACTAATATTTGGAGAGAAGGTAATGCCTTAAAATTTGATGCAGTATTTGCCAAAGGAGATGTGTTTGTTGATAGGTTAGTGAACCTAGTAAAACAAGGCATTTTAAAGGCTTTTTCAGTAGGTTTTATAGCTAAAGACATGGATTCAGATGGTAATAGTTTGGAACAAGAGCTATTGGAAATATCACTTGTACCAGTACCTGCTAATCAAGATGCTAGGATGATGTCTGCTTATAAATCATTTTGTAAAGATTTTAGTGATAGAATAGATATTGAAGAACCTAAAGAAGAACCTAAAGAAGAAGTTAAATTAGAAGATAAACCAGAAGAAAAAGAGGAAGTTAAAGAGGAAGTTAAAGAGGAAGAACCAAAGGAAGAAGTTAAAGAAGAACCAAAAGAGGAGGTTAAAGAAGAAATTAAAATGACTGAAAACAAGAAAAATAGATTAAGATTATTCGTAGATAATTGTGAGGAGATGGCTAAAGAGGGAAAAGAAATACTAAAAATTGCTAAATCTGTTCCGACAGAAAAGGTAAATTTAGATACAAAGGTAGCCGATAAACCACAAGACCCACAAGTCAAAATGGTTAAGGTAATGAAACGATTGAGTAAAGAGGTAGAGATAGCTCTTTCTCAAGCTAAAAATTATAATAGAATGGAGGTGAAAAAATAAAATGACAGATGAATTAAAAAAAGAAGAAGAGGAAGTAGTTGAAGAAGTAGTAGAAGAAGTAGTTGAAGAGGTTGTAGAAGAATCTAAAGAAGAGGAATCTTCAGAAGAGGAATCTAAAGATCCTGAAACTGAAAAACTAATGAACGATTTAGTATCTAAACTTATCAAAGCGCAAGCTTCTGAAAAGGCTAAAACTAAAAAAGTGAAGTTAGTTGGTGCAGAAAAAGCTTCTGAAAAATCAATCGCAGTTTACAAATCCAGAAAGGATGGTAAAACTTTGGTTGAAATGAAAGAAAGCAATGTAGAGGCTCTAGGTAATTGGTTCGTTTCGTATGCTAAATATGCGAAAGACAAAAGCCCAGATGAATTTGCAACTGTAAAAGAGTATGTTCAGAAATTGGAATACTTAAATACAGGCACAGCAGCAGAAGGTGGAAATCTTGTTCCAACAATTCTATTACAGATTTTGACTCCTATTCTTGACGATCTAGCAGTTATGAAGCCTAGATGTACTGTATTGGATGTAGTAAATTCTGGTAGTAATTCTTTTGATATTCCTGGTGTTTCAAGCAAGCCTATTGTTTCTTGGAACGCAGAAGCAGCACAAAAAGGTACTACTTCAATGGAATTCACAAAGATTACTCTAACACCTTACATTCTTGCAGCAATCTTGCCTGTAACCGAACAAATGATTACATCTACCCCTTTCAATATTATTCAAATAGTTGCTGAACAACTAGCTGAAGCTATTGCGAGAGAGGAAGATAGAGTTTTTGTAAATGGTACAGGTACAGCTCAACCTACTGGAATTGATGCTTATACATTTACGACTGTTAATGCTGGTGGTGCATTAAATTGGACCCACATTAATGACGCGTATTTCTCATTACAGCAACAGTACAGGACTAGGGCATATTGGATTATGCACAGTGTTACTATCAGAACCATTGCTAACCTTATGGATAGCAACAACCGACCAATTCTTGAACAGAATTTCTTGGTTGAAGGTTTCCCTGGATTAAAGGGAAGACCAGTTCTTGAGAATAACAATGTAAGTGATAATCAAATTTTCTTTATCGATTTGAAAGCATACTTTATCGCTCAAAAGCGTAATATGACTATTGACATTGCTCGTGAAGCAACAGTAAGAGATTACAACTTATGGGAAAGAAATATGGTAGCTATTAGAGTTGAGGAAGAATTGGATGGAGAGTTAACTACTACACAAGCTGGAGTAGAGATCTCAAATGTTAGGACATAGTTGTCTTTTGATATATTGGGGCAAGTGGTTTGCCATAGCCCCAGTAATTAAAAGAAAACATTATGAAAATTTTAAAGATTGGTAATTTATTTAAAAAGAAAAAGGCTAAAAAGAAAAAGAAAGACGAGAAAGAGCCTAAAAAATCAACTTATAAAGATAAGATGATGAAGAATTAACATTTAAAAAATGGCATTAACAACATACGCATTAACAACTTTAGCAAGATTTAAAACATTTGCAGGTATAACCGTAGCTGATGATGATGCTTTGCTTTTAAGTATTATAAATGTTGTTACAGATTTTGTAGAAAAGTATTGTGATAGAAGATTTATCAAGACTACTTATACACAGGAATTATATGATGGTAGTGGATTAAAAACATTAGTTTTAAATCAGTTTCCAGTTGTCAGTACAGAAACTTTCTTATTAGAACAAAGGTCAAGTGTTCAAAATATAGATTCATTTTCAAGTTTAGAATCAAATAGTTATTATATAAAATATACCAAAGGAATATTAGAACTTACAGGAGGTAGATTTTCAGAAGTACCACAATATTTCAGAGTTACTTATACAGCAGGATATGCTTTTAAAAATGATGTTGCACCACTGGTTACTTTAGAAGAAGTTGGTATTGCTGATTTAGAATTAGCTGTTTGGAAGTTGATTAATTATATATACCTTAAAAGGAAGTCAGCCGAAGATATACAGTCAGAAAAGCTAGGAGATTATCAGATTAGTTATAATAGTTCAAGTGATATGAAGGGATTTTTAGACGAGAATCCAGAAGTAAAAGAAATATTAGCGTTATATTGCAAAATTAATTTAATATAGATGGCAATACAAGATTATTTTAATAAGAAGATAGCTGTTTATAGAATATCAGATAGTGGAGATGCAACTAGACCTTATGCAATATCATTCGGTAATACTGGAACTATTGATGCACACATACAAAGGATTGAGGATGGAGATACATTAGATACATATGGAGTACAGGGAGCATTATGGAAGGCTTGGGTAGATGTAGATACAGATATTAAAGAAGGAGATGAAGTAATGGATAGAGGGGATAATAGATATACAGTAATCGCAGTTAATAAATTAGAGTTAAGTTTTCACATTAACAACCATTTAGAATTGATTTTAAAAGAATATGGCGCTCGCAGTTCAAATTAAAGGTTTAGATAAGTTGATAAAAGGAGTTAAAAAATATCCTTCTGCTTCTAAATTAAATTTGAATAGAGCAATTAAAAAATCAATATTTCAAGTAGAGGCAAAGTCAAAACCATTAACACCAATAGATACAGGAAGGTTGAGAGGAAGTTACAAAGAACAGTTTAGTCATTTCAGAGGAGTATTATGGGTACAGGCAGATTATGCTTTATATGTTCATGAAGGAACAAAGTATATGAGAGGAAGACCATTTTTAGAGGATGGAACAAGAAGGTCAAGAACATTTATTACAAGAGCATTTGATAAGGCAGTACAAGATTCATTAAATAAAATTACGAGATGACATCATACACAACAATAAGGAATTACATATCGACACTTTTAGATTCATTGACAAAGGTAGAAGAAGTTATTGATAATCCTGAATTACAGTTTGACAAATATCCAGTAGCAACAATAACACCAGTAGAAGGTGCAGCAGATTTTGAAACAAATACAGAAGATTTAAGAACATATGCTTTCGAAGTTAGTCTATATTATGAGACAAAGTATAGTGGAACAGCCAAAGCAATAAATGCCTTATTCGATACAACAGATGACATATTAGACCTTTTTACACAACAAAAAACATTTCAAGGGGTTGGTGTTATATCAAAAATTAGTATGCCAGCCAATAAAACAGTAATGTTAGTAGTACCAGTTTCAGCAGGATGGGGAGAAGTCCCAGATAAAGATATGATATTCGCAAGGATATTAATTAATGTACAAGTTTCGTGTTTATACAATTATTAAATAATAAATAAAATGGCAAGAACAATCGGTGGTTTAGTAAACCTAGGAATCGCAAAAGAATTAGCAAGAGGAACAATGCCTGACACAGCTGATGTCTGGTATCCTTGGATAGATGTTTCTTTCAAACCAATGAGAGAATATATTTATTCGCAAGAAGCTTTGGGTAATATAGATGAAACCCACGAATCAAAAGTAATAGCAGCGTATGGCGAAGGAGATTTTAGTGGAGAGGTAAGAGTTAATCCAATAGGCTATTTGTTATATGGTCTTATGGGTACGCTGTCAACAGCAGTAGTAGAGGCTGGAACAGTTTGGGATCATACATTTACTTTAGCAAATAATAATCAACATCAATCATTGACATTTTATTTTGATGAACCAAATGGGGATTATAGATTTCCTTTAGTAATGATTGAAACATTTGAACTTCAATGTGAGTTAAGTGAGTATGTTAAATTTAACGGGTCGTTTGTTTCTAATAAAGAACAAGATTCTGTTATAGCTTCACCGACACATATTGACGATTATAAATTTGTTTCTACACAGGCAAATATTAAGTTTGCTGTAAACATTGCAGGATTAGCCGCGGCTTCGGTTACAAAGATGCAATCAATGACATTAACAGTTGCTAAAAATCTATTAAGAAAAATGGTTCTAGGAACTATTGACCCTTATGATATTTTGAATCAAGTGTTTGGTGTAACTGGTTCATTCACATTACCTTATGAAGATAAGACTTTCAGAGATTACTTTAAGGATGGTACAAGCATGGCAATGGAGATTGAATTATTAGATAATTCTACTCTTATTGGTGCAGTTTCACATCCAACACTTACAATCCAAATGCCTTCTGTAACATTTGAGGATTTCACACCACAAAGACCAAAAGGAGAACTATACGAACAAGAAATAAGCTTTAAAGCAAAACGAGATGAAGATAATGACTTATCATCAATATCATCAATCGTATTGAGAAATACTACTGATACTTATTAATAAATTAATATAGACAACTATGGAAAGAGAATTTAAGGAGATAGAAACTCCCATTGGAAAAAACAAGATTAAAATTAAAGCATGGCTTACTGGATTTGAGAAGCGTAAGATTCAAAGTATCTTTCTAAACAATACTGAATTTAGTATGGGTGGAGAGAAAGCTGATTTAGGAAAAATTAAAGGAGAAATATTATCTAAATCACAAGATGTAACTATCGAACAAGTAATTTGTTCAGTAGATGAAAAGACAGAAGGCATATTAGACCTGATAGGAGAATTACATTATAAAGATTTTGACTTTGTATTATCTGAAATAGATAAAATACATAATGATAATAAAGAAGATATTGTTGAAGTTTCTAAAAAAAAAGAGAATTAGAGAGTGTAGTAACAATATGTAAGTTTATGGGCGGCTGGGATTATTACACTTTCTATTCCCAGCCTAGATTTTTTATAGAATATTTGGCTGAATACATCCAACGAGAGAGAAGAGAAATAAAACGTCAACAAAAAAGAAATGGCACAAACAACTAAATTACAATTAGTTATAGAGATGCAGGACAAGGCTAGTAATGACATGAAAAAACTGCAAGACAGACTGACAAAAACAAGTAAAGCAACCAGTTCGTTTGGCAGTATGGTTAAAAGACTAGCCCCATTTATAAGTGGGTATGCATTGATAAGTGGATTAAAAAGCACCACAAAGGCTTTTCTAGTCCAAGAGGCTGCCGCAATGAGATTGCGGTCGTCTTTTGGTTTTGTTGGTGGAATAACGGAAGAAACAGCTAAAGAAATGGAAAACTTTGCTAAAAGTTTGCAGAAGGTTACTACATTTGGAGATGAGGCTATAATATCTGCCCAAGCACAATTGGGTACATTCGGTTTAACAACAGATCAAGTCAAACAATTATCAATGAGCTTGTTAGATATGGCAGTACATCAGAGCAAAGCAACTGGGACAACAATGGAATTAGAAGATGGTGCTAAAGCACTTGGTAAAGCATTTACTACTGGAGCAGGAGCATTGACTAGGTATGGTGTAACCATGACTGATGCAGAGATGAAAACATTTAATATGTTAGATACACAGGGAAAAGTTGATATGATGCAAAAGGTTTTAAATGATAACTATGGTGGTGCCGCTGTTAATGCAGCCCAGACTTATGGTGGTCAATTAACACAACTTACTAATAGCTTTGGAGACTTAAAAGAGATAATCGGTGGAGCAGTTATTAATGCCTTATCACAATTATCTGGTGGGTGGAAAGAATCTATTGAAAATACTGGCGATCAATTAGATAAATCTAACGCATTATCTAAAGCATTTTATTCTTTAGCACAAGTTATGTTAGGTGTTTGGTCAGCCTTGAAAGTTGTAGGTGGAGCATTAGCAGGTATCGGAGAATTACTATGGGGAGTTGGAACAACAGTTGTTGGTTTTGCCAAAGATACTATAAAAGCATTTAAAAATGTTGGATGGTTTATACAAGGATTTGCCTCTATGGTAAAAAAAGTTTTTAGAGGAGATTTTGCAGGTGCTTTTGATGATGCCAAGAGAATGATTAGTACATCTTTTGACAGTACTATATCTAGTGCGGTCAATTTTGGCAGAACATTACATTTTGTATTTGAAGACATGGGCAATAATGTTTCTAATATGTGGGGACATTTTGCAGAGGCTATGGATCAGCGTGGATTTAAACCATTAGAAAGTTTTGCTGTTGATTCTGCTAAAGGAGTGGGAGGAGCAATGACTGATGCTGCTGAAGAAGCTTCTGAATCAGCTAAAAAGGCTTCTGATAGTTTAAAAGATACAGTTAAAGAATATCAAGATACTATAAATGATTTAGTAAAAGAACAAAAAAGTGCCATAGAACAGGCTACTAATGATTGGATTTCATTCAAAGATAGTGCAGGAAAACAATTAGACGACCTAGCTGAAAGACACAAAGCATCTGTTAGTAGTATTTTAGATGATATAAAGAAAGAAAAAGATAGTTTTAAAGAATCACAAGAAGAAAGCGCACAAGATTTTAAAACAAGAATGGGAGAAATGGTTGTCGATCATGAAGATAAATCTAAAGCAATACAAATACAAATAGCTGAAGAATTGAAAAAGGGAGTTGATGCAGATGTTAAAAAACTGGATTCATTAAGAAAAGAATTAAACGAAGAAAAAAGATTAATCAATGATGGTTTTTCTTTCATACAAAAATATAATATTGATATAGATAGTGTCAGAAATGTTGCACACATGAATGAGATGGAAAGACTTGAATATGAATTTAAAGAAAAGAAAAGAATAGCAAAAGAAGAACATGCTGAAAGATTAAAGATTTTAGATGAGACATTAAATGCTGAAAAGGCAGAATATAAAGAATACTATGCTGAATTAAAAAAAGAGTTAAGTGATTATAAGAGTGAATACGAAACAACATTAATTGATATAACAGAATCGACAAGGAAAGAGGTTGCAAAAATGAATGTTGAATGGGATAAATTGGGTCTTAAACATATTACTAGTCCTGAAGATTTAAAAAATTATACAGAAGATCAATTAGTTAGAATTGATGGAAAGATTTTTGCTAAAAGAGCAAAAGGTGGACCAGTAGGAGCAAACCAACCTTATATGGTGGGAGAGCAAGGACCAGAGTTATTTGTACCGAAAAATTCAGGAGATATTGTACCCAATAATAAAGTTGGTGGAATTACTATAAACTTTAATAATGTTTCTGTTAGAAATGATGATGACTTAAATTCAATATCACAAATAGTTCAAGCGGCTATATCGAGGCAATTAAAATTAACCCAGATGGGAGTTTAAAACTATGGCAAGAGTAGACATAAAATACAATGAGCAATCAATTCAAACTTCAACTTATGTAGTTGAGGAGATTGAGCATGAATCAATGGATAATAAGGAATTAAATATACAGAGATTAGGTAATAATGATGGTGGTAAAATTGTTTCTCAATTATATGATGTAAAGATAGTTAGGATCAGAGGAACTGTTTTTGGTACTGATATTGATAACCTAGAAGATAATATAGATCAGTTTAAGTTCCTTTTGAATCAAGATAATAAGCCTTTAGACGTTGAATATGCTGGTGATTGGAGAAGATATGATGTTTATACAGCCAAAATAAACTATGTTAGAAGGCATTATAACCTTACTTTTGCTGAATATGAGGCAGAGTTTGTAGTTGCATTTCAACCATTCGGACACAGTATAGATACATCTACAATAGAACAAGGAATAATCGTTACAGGTACATCTACTATTGAAGGTAGTTATACTTTTGAAGGTACTAGAAGACCACTGCCAATAATACAGACCACAGTTAATTCAGAAACTGGATTATCACAGATGATATTTACTAATGTAACTACTGGTAGTTATATAATAGTTGATTATGTTTTTGAAGATTTAGATGTTCTAACCATAGATACAGAGAATTATACTGTTGTTTTAACAAGGGCTGGTGTAGATACGGCAATAGATTATAGAGGAATGTTCCCTGATTTTGCTAGGAGTACAAATAGAATTAATGTTGGATTAAGAGCAACTGCTGCTGACATAACAGTCAAGTATATTTATTACAGTTTATATTTATAATGAAGCAATTTATACATAAAATTTATGATAGAGATGGAACTTATGTAGCTACCTTATCAAGGGATATAGTAACTTCAGTGCCATCTTTTACTTGGAAGATTAACTCTGGTATTGGTCAGATGAATATTAAGTTGGCTTTGTCTTTTAAAGAATTTAATACAACCTATGAGAATATAATAATAAAATTAGGTTATGAATTAAGAACATTTATAAAAGGATTAAATGATACTGAAACTGTAAGGATATATTCTGGAGAGATAACAGGATATTCACAAACGATTCCAGAGAATGGAAAAGAATCTGTAACTGTTACTTGTATTGGTTATACAAAACAACTAACTGAACAGATGCTTAAAGAGGCTGATGAAACAACAACTATAGCTTTTAATAGTAAAGACCCTAGTAATATTTTAAAAGGAGTTGTAGATAGATTAACAGGTTCACAGATTTGTTATGATGGTGGAAGTATTAGAAATACTGGAACATTAGTTAGTTATACATTTCAATCTGTAATAGCGTTCACAGCAGTTACAAAGGTTCTTAATATGACACCTAATTACTGGTTTTGGTATGTTGATGCTAATAATATTATACATCTTGATAGACCAGATGAAGTAGTAGATCATGAGTTATTCCTAGGTAAAGAGATTAACTCTTTAGAGGGAGAAAAATCAATAGATGAGTTAGTAAATTCAGTTTATTTTGTAGGTGGTGGAGATC